TTATCACGTTCTAATAATGGACGCTACTTACATTTATACTCTAGCAAATTTTGACACTAAAGAAAAATGGATGCAAAGTCGTCCATTAATCGAATTTCAAAGAAAGGATGAAAACATTATTGAATTAATGTATTTATCAGATATTCATTTTAATTTTGTAGAAAAAAAAGGAAAAACATCAAAGATATCATTATATAGATTAAAAATAAATAAATATATTGATATGTCGAGAGATACTGTTTCTAAATATAAAGAATTATTATCAGAAGCAACCCCTTTTTATAATAAGCATTCTGAAATTTTTAAAACAAATAATTTTTCAGACGCATTTATTAGTTCTTTAGGATTTGAAAAATTAGTTGATTTTAATTATTTAGTAGATCCTGATAATAAAGAACAAGTGTTTAATGATTATTCAATAAAATTAAGTTATCATGAAAATAAAGATGATTTTTATTTGGATTGTCCGCATATAACATTTCCTCTTCATCTTTAACAAATCTTTAAGGAATCTTTAACAATTTAACAATTTAACTCTTTAACTGTTTTAGATTCTTAGATTTAAAGATTAATTATTAATATTTATTAATAATGAATCCTTATGAAGTATTAGAAATACCTCCAGACGCATCTGATAAAGATATAAAAGATGCTTATAAAGCAATGGCTAAAAAGTGGCATCCTGATAAAAATAAATCACCCGAAGCAACTGAAAAATTCAAAGAAATTAGTAAAGCATATACTATTTTAATTGATCCTCAATTAAGACAAAGATATGATCAAACGGGAAGTGTAGATGATCAACAGGGTCCAAATGAAGTTGATATAAATGAAATTTTAAGAGGAATGGGAATGGGTATGAGTGGCATGGCTGGTATGGGGGGGATGCCCGGAGGAATCCCATTTCCGTTTATGGGAGGAATGGGTGGAATGGGTGGAATGGGTGGAATGGGAGGAATGGGTGGAGTGTTTGTGAATGGTGTTCCTATGGGAATGGGTGGCGGTGGCATGAATCCTCAAGAAATGTTTATGAGAAGAAATAGTAATATTAAGATGACTATACAAATACCTCTGATTGATTTATTTAATGGACTTAAAAAAAATTTAGATTATCAATATAAAGATTTGGAGGGTGGGATGATGTTAAAAGATTCTCTAGATTTAGATATTTTAAAAGGATCTCATGATGGACAAGAAATTTTATTTAGAAACAAGGGTCATAAATTTAAAAGTACTAGAGGAGATTTAATTGTTCAGATTAAGGAAATACCTCATAAAGATTTTTCACGAACAAGTGCAAATGTAAGTGATCTTGTATATAATTTAAAGATTAATTTAGTTCAATCTATTTGTGGATTTGAAATGGTTATTAAAAACATTGATAATAGTAAATTAATAATTAAGAATTTTGAGAATATAATAAAAAATGGAGATAAAAAAATAATTAAAGACCAAGGTATGCCAATTTTTGGACAAACTACTCGGGGTAATCTAGTAATTATTTTTGATGTTGAGTATCCTGATAATTTAAGTTCTGAAATTAAAAATAAATTAGCTGATGCGTTTGAATATGATAATAAGTCAAAATATAATCAAGCAAATACAGTTGGAAATGGTTATACTCTATGTAGTTTAGATGAATATCAAGAACAACAAACTGAAACTGAACATACAGAAAATGGAGAAAGAGTTCAATGTGCTCAACAATAAGTTAAAAATAATAAGTTAAAAATAGTTAAAGATAGTTAAAGATTGTTAAAGATAGTTAAGATTTTATATTATAATTTTATTATAATATAATATATGGAACTTGGAGATACAATAGATGTAAAAAAAGAAGAGAAGAAATTAGGTCTAAAATTAATACGACCTAAAACAAATATTCAAATATTTGGTATAAAACAACCTAAAGTTATAATGGCACATAATCAACCTCATATTGCTATTACAGAAACTGTTAATATTGATAGAAAAAAAAATATTGCTTTATTATTTCCAGATGGTAATACTAATAATATTATTGTAGGAAATGAAAATGATATAGCAGATCAAATTACATATCAATTAGGAGGGAGTGATTATTATGGTAAATATATGAAATATAAATTAAAATATTTGAGGCTAAAAGCCGAAAATATTTTAATTTAAAGGCGAAGCATCAAGGCTAAATATCTTGCTTTAAAGTTTAGCTCTGCTGAACTTTAAAGCAAGATATTTAGCCGCAATCCGTTGGATCAAATTAAAATATTTGAGGCTAAAAACCATGGGTATTTAACCGCATATAGATTATATAATATTTTTACTATTATAATTATTATATATTTCTAAAATAACATTTTTTATGATTTCAATAATACTTTTATCATCTAATTCTTTTTCTAAATATTCATTAATTATTTTAATTTTTGTAGGTGTTATTTTTTTCTTATAATTATCTTGATTTTCATCATCAGTATTATCTAAATTAATAAATTTATCTATAACTGTTGTAATTTTGTTCATAATTTTTTTCATGGCATTATCTTTAGTTGTTGTAACCCACTTATTATCTTGAACTATTAAACAATAATTATTATTAAGATTATCTATTTTTATTGTTTTATTTTCAGGATGATTATTATCTAAATAGATCTTATTTGATAGTTTTAAATATATATCTTCAGTTAAAGAATTTTCATGTATTAATTTAGCTAAATATTTGTCAGTTATATGTGAGTGATTTTCGTTCCCAAAATTATTAATTTGAAAATTATTAGTTGTATTATTAGTGTTATTAATTGTAATATTATTTGTTTTAGTTGTTTTATTCACCTTATTTGCTAATATTATAAATCTAATAGTATCATCTATATCTGTGTTATTATTTAAAATCAACAATATTTGGTAAATTGATAGATTAGAACAAATTAATCTTATATAATCTGCTTTTTTTTGAATAGTAATATTAGAATTTATTATACCTTTTATAGCAGAATACATTTCATCGTTGAAAGTATTATTACTATTTGGTTTAGTGATTATTATATTACATAAGTTTTTAGAATTATGGTCTATTAAGTTTTTTTTCTGTTTAAAATATTTATTACAATTAATACACTTAAAATTAGATACTATATTGCATTTATTTTTTTTATTCATATGTTTTTCAAGTGATTGTTTAGATATAAAAATGTTATTACATAGATCACATTTAAAATTACCTTTATTTAAATTAGTATATTGTTTCACACCAATATTAGTTACATCTTCTGTTATAATATATTCTTCTAAATTATTGTTTAATTCAATATTTTTTTTATTACAAATTTTATTAATTATTTCATCACTATTACAAAAATTTGTAATAATAGTTATCATTTCTTTTAAATTCCCTAAAAAATACTCTCTTCCACGACTTAATTTAAATTTTTTATTAAAAATATCAATTAATTCTTTTTCACGGACGTGACAATTATCAACTTTGAAAATCCTTATTGGTTCAGTTCCTTTTTCATATCCTCTAAATCGATCTTCCGGAAGTTGTGTTGTTTTTCCAATTTTATAAATTGATTTATTATGGTCTTGTTTAGATGTTATAAGATATATGTAATGATAAGACATAAGATAAATAAAATAATTTAATTTTAAATTATTTTATTTTCATTTTTTTTCTTTTTAAATATCTTTTTGGATAAAAATCTATCTCTTATCAGTATCAACTACATTATACACATCTAATTTATTTATATATTTATCTAAGAGATCAGATGATTGTTTAATAGAATAATTAATTTTATTAGATTCGTATAAATAATTCCCACAATCAAATACATAATACAATTTATTGATAACTAATTGATTCGCATCTTCTAAACTAAAATATAAATTAATATAATATATAACCTTATCAAGAAGATAGAAATATTTTTTAAAAAAGAAAATAATGAGTTCATTAAGATTATTTAAATTTTCAGATTTAATAATAGAATATATTTCATAATTATTGATATCAAATACTTCAGAAACTTTTATACTTGATAATTTATTTAATATTAATTTTTTATAGTTTGTTTTAATATAAATATTATTAAATCTTTCTTTTTTTGATATCAAATAATTTATTAAATCGTTATTAAATATTACTAAATCATTACTTAATTTTTTTATATGATGATAATCAACTTCATCATTAATATCAATAATCTGTTTATATTCAATTGGATTAACTTTTATAAAAGATGAAAAAGGCTTAAAATTAGGGTGAATAATAATACTATAAACTTCAAACATTTTTGAAAATCCACTAATAATTTCAATTAAATCTTTATCATTTATTTCTTTATTACTTCCAGTAAATTTTTGTAAATAATTAACTGATAATACATCCTTTATTTCTATCATTAAGATAATTTCTCCAGATGATTCATCTTGATAAGTTAAATATAATTCATCAACAATATCATCATGTTCATATTTTTGTTTTTGTAAAAAAAAGAATTGTTCATAGATACGTTTATCGTTCATCTTACCGACATTTATAGTATATTTTTTATTATTAATATCAATAATGAATCTTTTACTAGTATTAATTAAAGGGATGAGAGTTAAAAAATTTTCTATTTTTTCTTCAATATGTATTCCATTTAATTTAGTATTAAATAGATCTATTAAAGGAATTTGTAATTCTTTTTCATATGATTTAGTAATAGTATCAATATTAATTTTTAATGGCTCAATATATAAAAATTCATATATTTTTTTAATTGATTTTTGAGCTTTTTTATTTGAATGATAATAAATAATATCTTTATTAGATTTTTCATCTGATTTAGCAATTAATTTTAAACTACATGGATTTAATATAATTTCTTGCTCTTCTGGAAATAATGAATAATTTTCTATACATAAACCAACACCGTTTATATTTTTTGGCAATTTTATTTTCATTAAAATCATTCCAAAAGCATTATTAATTGGATTATAAAATGGATTTCTTGATGTGGATATAAAACTATTATCATTAAAAATATCATTAATTTTTACATTTTCTAAAAAATCATCTTTATTAATTAATCTATAAACATAATAATCATTATTAAATGAAGGTGATTTGGATATTATATTATAAAAATTTGTTATATTCATTTCAGTAAAATGATCTTTGGTACATTTATTTCTAATATAATAATTCATTTGATAAGATCCCATAAATGAATAATATTTAACATAATATTTAAGATTATTCTCTTGGATAAATAAATAATGATTCAATAATGTATCTGAATCTATGTCTTGATTAGATACACTAATGCATAATTTATCTAATTTATCTTTATCATAATATGTTGTATCTTCTTTTATTAGATTAAAATTTAATCCTAAATTAATTAAGTCATCGCGATTATAATAAGGATTTACATTTATGAATGGTATAAATGATGGTTTTATACATAGAGTCATATTTTTTCCAATTTTATTAGATTCAAAATATAGAGTTTTAATATAAGTCTCTTCTAGTATCTTAAGATCGAAATTCTTCATGAAATTGATGTTTTTTTTTATTTTTTCTTGATATACATTATCATGTGTTTTAATTTTTTCCAAATATAGTAATAAATCATTTGTAAGAGGACGAAAATAATATTTAGTTATTTTATTATATAGTTCTGTTGGAAGAATTAAGTATATGTTTTTAGAAAATATGTCATATAATGGAATATAATTATTTAATTTAGATATATTTTCTTTTAATTCTTTTAGATATAATACGGGATTTTTTATTTGTTTCTTCTTTAATAAGGATATAGTTGGTAAATCTGCTAAATTATAGTATAAATTATATAATACTTTATTTTCTTCTATATCTATTACTTTATTTTTAATATTCAATAACATTTAATATATATAGTCATAATAATTTTATTCAAAAAATAATTTATTAATTATTTATATATAATATATATGTCTCAAATTACTCAATCTAGTAATACAGTGGTTAATACACAATATAAGCCTGACATTGCCATTATAAAGCAATATCCTTCTATTAAATCATCTCTTAAAGATCCAATTAATTTAGTAGAAATATCGCTTAATGATACTCCTGAAAATAGACAGCGTATTCAAGATATGTTAAAACTAACTAAAGAAAAACAACAAATTCAAAAATATGGTTTGGCAGATGCTATTATGAGAGGTGATGATAAAACAGTCGCTAATTTAGCTAAACAAAACGGTCTTACACAAGCAGCTACTAAATTACAATCAGAACAAGAAATACAGTTAGCTCTTCGTCAAAAAGCAGAAGAAGAAAAAAAAAGTGCTGAAGAGGCAGAAAAAAAAATACAAAGAGTAGAAGTAGATGCGAGAGAATGTAAATTCATAATTGGTGAAAAAGTTACTGTCCGCCTCGGCCGTAGTGCTGATGGTATAACTGATTATGCGAATCGTAAGGGAACAATTAAAGAAATAAAAATATGTAAGGGTAAAGAAAATGAAACAGAAAATAAATATGTAGTTGAATTAGATGATAATACAATTGTTACATTTGCTCAAATGCAACTAAAATATTATAGTGCTCCTAAAGTTGAATTAGATTTAACTAAATGTAAATTTAAATTAGGTCAAGCTGTAACAGTAAAAAATAGTGATCTTGGTTACGGACAAAAACAATCTGGCACTATCTCAGAAGTAATTATATGTGAAGGTCCTGATAATGAAACTGTAAATAAATATAAAATTGAATGGACTTCATATGGAAATAAAAAAGAATCTGCTGTATATTTTCAAAAAGAATTGGAACTCAATGAAGAAGCAGAAAAAGGAAGATTAAAAGTAGAAGAAGATTTACGCAGAAATCGTGAAAATGCTGCTAAAGCTATTGCGGATGCTGATGCTGCCTTAAGAGATGCCGAATCAATTAAGGCAAAGACAGATTTAATTGTAAAAACTGATTTTGCGAACGAAGAATTAAGAATAGCAAAATGTCGGGCAGAGGATGAAGCAAAAGAAGCAGCAAGAATAAAAGAAATTTCTGAAAAAGTAGTTGCTACCACACAAAATAAATTAGAAATTGCTAAACAAACATTATCTCAAGATCCTTCAAATACTAACTTACAAAGACAAGTAACAGTTGCTAAAAACGATGTTATTGAAGCAGAAGCAGAAAAAAATGCGGCGTGCTATGCTGAATATCTAAAGACTTTAGCAGCTACAAAAGATCTTAGAACAGCAGAAGTTACAAAAGTTGTAAAAGTTCAAGAAGCAGTTCAAACTAATGCTGAAGAACAATTAAGAATCGCAAAATGTAAAGCTGAAGATGAAGCAGCCGCCGCTGAAGAATTAAGAAAATTATTTGATTTAGATTTAGAAAAAAAACAAATTGAATTAGCGAGAGCTAAGAAATCATTAGAAAAAGATCCTAAAAACTTTAAATTAGCAGAAGCAGTTACAATGGCTGAAATATCTGTTAAACAAACAGATGAAGCTCATATTAAAGCTTGTCGCGAAGCTGATTTAAGAGCTGCTCAAGCGGAAGAAGCCTTAAAATTATCAAAACTAGAATACAAAGAAACAACTAAACAAATAACTAAACAAACTGATGCTGAAATTGCTGAAATTGAAAGAAAAAAAGAACAAGATAAACGTGATGCTGTAAGATCAGCTACTTTATTAGATAGAACCGTAACAACTGTTCCTCAAGCAGGTCCTCTAGCAGGTCCTCAAGCAGGTCCTTCAGAAGGTACTAAAGCAGGCCCAGTAATTGTATCAAATGTAGTTCCTAGTATAACAAGTAGTTCAGATTATGATCATATAGTTTTTAAAATTCCTAATGAAATCAGTGAGAGTGTAATTCAAATATTAAGAGATGATGATAACGTAGTAGCTGCGACTAAGATGCAAACTGATTCTACTGGAGCATCTTTATTTGAAACCATTAAATCATTTATTGGTGGAGCTCATAATAAAGACTTTTTTAATAATTCAAATATTATTTTACTAAAAGTTAAAAAAGGACAATTCCCAAATGTAACAAATAAAATTGAAGCTGGTCAACAATCGAATGCTTCTTATAGAATAATTTCTAAAGAAACACATGGTGATTTACTAAGACAAAAAGAAGAAATTAAATCAAATCCTGATAAATTTGAAACATATTTTGGAGCATCTGATTTATATATACCAATTAGTAAAGCAACATCAGCTGCTCCAATTGTAATATCAAATACAAAGGTTGTTGGCAAAAAAGAAGATCCTATTGGTAGCACTACATCTGATGGTGTGCCAGTAGTTGGTAAAAAAGAAGATACCGGTAGCACTACATCTGATGTAGTGCCAGTAGTTGGCAAAAAAGAAGATACCGGTAGCACTACATCTGATGTAGTGCCAGTAGTTGGTAAAAAAGAAGATACCGGTAGCAC